AGCAGGCGGACCCGGATCGGGAACTACAGGCGGACCCGGAGCTACATCAAATATTACAGGTTCATGTGTAACTTACGGCGGCGGTGGTGGCGGCGGAGCTAACGGGGCAAATGGTGGCCCAGGAGGCGGCGGCCGATCTGTTCACAGTAGCAACCCTGCTATTAACGGTTCAAATGGTTTAGGAGCCGGCGGAGGAGGCCATATGGGCCCTCCAGGACCACACGCAGGAGGATCAGGTGGATCAGGAAGAGTTATTATTAGAAGAGAGACAGCAGCCTCTTGCACAACATCAGGATCAGTAACAACAAGTGGTGATGACACTATTCACACTTTTAACTCATCAGGGACATACGTAGCATAATGGCAATTCATAGTTTCGCAAAATTAGATGATAACAATTTAGTTCTTACAGTGCTTGCTGTAGCTGATGCTGATTGTAATAACGGAGATGAAGCAACTGGAATTGCTTTTTTAACAAATCTTACAGGTTGGTCAAAATGGAAAATTGTGGCAGAAGGTGAACCGGCTTCTATTGGTGGAATTTATAATGAAGAAATTGGTGGTTTTCAGCCAAAAAAACCTGTTGATGGAGCTGTTTGGAGCACTGAACATAAAATTTGGAGATATCCAGAAGATATAGAAGCGGGTAAATTACCCGAATAAAAATTCTTTTTAAGAAAGAATATATGAAAGAAAACGTTTTACAAAAAAAGATAACTTACACAGGCACAGTTACCTTTCCTAACAAGGATGTATTTCCAAGAGAACTTATAGCTGGCTCAATATTAGATAGTGTTTTTATAACTAATCGAAGAAGAAATAACGATCCTCTAGACAGTAGACATGAAGACTATTGGGTTGGTCATTCCGTAGAAAAAACAGCTTTAAATACTTACTTTATTGATTACTTGGTTGCATTGCACAACTATAACGTGGTGCCTTCAGAAACGTGGGGTAATTATTTAATGCCTAATGAAAGGACACAAACAAGAAATAATTTTCAATACAAAGATTTAAATGAAGTGCCATCTTGTCAAGCGATCTATGGAGCATCAATTGAAAACAGTATTGATATTGTTTTAGAAATAACCCCATATAAAAAACATATTTTTAAATTAAAAAATAACGATTACGTTATTTTTGATGCAAATATTAATTACCACATAGGTAAAAACAATTCGCATAAACCTGCTATATTATTAACCACTTTATTTGCAGAGGCGAATGACTTAGGGCAGTTTCTGTAAGATGTATTATAAATTTCCTTATTGGTATTGGAACAACGGAGTTGATGATAAGTGGATAAACAAACTTCATAAGGTAGCTAAAAAACAAAAACTAAGAGAAGCAAAAGTAGGTGATAAACTAGAAGTAGATCCTAAGATGCGAGACACTAATATAGCTTTTCTTGATGAGCCTTGGATTCATCAAACACTCCATTCTTTTTTAGCTAAATCAAACGAGAAAGCAGGTTGGAATTTAGAATGGTTTCGAACAGAGCAAGTGCAATACACAGAGTATCTCTTAAATCAATTTTATGATTATCATGTGGATTGTCATGTTATTCCAACTAAAAATAAAAGACAAAGAAAATTATCTGCTGTAATTTCTTTAAATGATTCATCAGAATATACAGGAGGCACATTTAAAATGATGATAAGTCCACAAGAAATTAGAGAAGTGCCTGAGTTAAAAAAGAAAGGGACTGTTATTGTTTTTCCTTCTACCACTTGGCACAAAGTAGAACCTGTTACTAAAGGTAAAAGATATAGTTTAGTGGCATGGGCAGAGGGTTTTGATTTTAGATAATGAAAATTATACCTAATTTTTTAGAGCCTAACATCTTTAAAGAAATTAAAGAGACTATTTTTTCTGATCATTTTCCTTTTTATTATAGTGATCAAACTGGTTCATTAAGTGATGATTCGGATTTTATGTTTACACATAAATTTTTTTCTGAAAATAATCAACAGAGTGGTTACTTCAGTAGCATTCTTATGCCAATACTAGGTAAGTTAAATTTTAATTATTTGTTACGTGCTAAATTAAATTTTTATACAAGGAAAAATAAATTTGTTTATACAGAAATACATAAAGATTTTGATGAACCTCATACAGTTGCTTTATATTCGTTAAATAAAAATAACGGGTTTACTTATTTTGAAGACACTAAAGAAAAAATACCTTCAGTTGAAAATCAATTGTTTTTATTTGATGGTCTTAGAAGGCATTGTAGCGTATCACAAACAGATACTAAGATTAGAGCAAACATAAATATTAATTTAAAATAACATGGAAACATTTATATATTCAGGAAAGATACCAGAAATGATGTGTGATAAGTTAGTGCAATTTTATAAAGATAACCCTGATAGATATGTTCCTGATAAATACTGTAAAGGAAAAACTTCTACTGAAATTGTTTTAACTAGAGAAGATAATATATACAAAGAATATAATGATCATTTAGATAAAGTTTTACAGAAGTATTTAAAAACATATAAGCATGCTAACTACACTGTTAGATTTGAAATATGTCCAACTATAAAAATTCAATATTATAAACCCGGCGATGGTTTTCCTGTTTATCATTTTGAAAATGATGGACAAGACGAATGTATAACAAGGCATTTAGTTTTTATGACTTACTTGAATACTGTAAAAAATGGAGGGACTGAATTTAAATATCAAAAACTTAAAACTAAAGCTGTTAAAGGTAAAACAGTTATTTGGCCTGCAGCATGGACACATACACACAGAGGTATTGTTAACAACAAGAAAGAAAAAATAATTATTACTGGGTGGTTTAATTTTGTATAACACAATACAAGTATCTAATTTTTTTGATAAGCCGTTGGAGCTTATTGAGTATTCCAAAACTCTTAAATTTTATAAAAGTGATAAAAAAAAGGACGATCAAAACTGGCTAGGTGTTAGAACAAAATCTATACACTCATTAAACCCTAAGTTATTTTTATTTGTTATTAAGAAGGTTTTAAGTTATTATTATGATATGAAAGAATTAGAAGGATCTGATATTACAGCTAGAGTTTATTTTCATAAGTCAGATAAAAAAACATCTGTTGGTTTTAATAAAATTAATACTATCCACACAGATGAAAAGAATGTATTGGCTGGTTTAATTTATTTAAATAAAGGTAATGATATAAATACAGGAACAACACTGTACGATAAAGACAATAACGAAACTGCTATTTTTTCTAATTGCTTTAATAATATGATTTGTTATGATGCACAAAAAAACCATAGTCCAACTTCGTTAGACTGTGCTAGATTAACTATCCCCTTTTTTATAGAAAGGATAATTAAAAGATGAGCGACTTATATAATTCAATTTTATTTCCAACACCTGTATGGGATGTTCATGACTCTTCGTTTGTAAAACCATTAATTAGAGCTACTGACTCTTATATTAAAGAAGCTAAAGCAAGAAACAAAAAAGTTAGCAAAACTAGGGACAAAGATTTAAAAGTTAAATTAGGAGATTTTGGTTTATCTCATCACTCTACTAAATTATATAATGACCCAAGATTTGAAGGTTTTATGAATGTTGTCATAGACACAAGTTTAAATTTTTTAAACTCACAGGGTTTTGATTTAACAAATTATAAACTAACTATGAACGAATTATGGGTGCAAGAATTCGGATCTAAAGGCGGTTATCATTCCTCTCACGTGCATTATAATCAACATGTATCAGGATTTTATTTTTTAAAATGTTCAGATAAAACATCTTATCCAATATTTCATGATCCAAGACCTGGCGCTCTTATGACTAAATTACCTTTAGCACAAGACAAAGAAATAAAGATGGGATCCTCTTCAATTAATTTTAAAGTTAGACCAGGAACTTTTATATTCTTTCCTGGTTACTTAACACATGAGTTTCCTATGGATTTAGGAATAGATCCTTTTAGATTTATTCATTTTAACGTTCAAGCGGTGCATTCAGATATTACAAAATGAGTTGGCAATATGATTATTGGTATGTAGAAAATTATTATTCTGCAAAAGAAAGAAAAAAGATTTCAGAATATATTGAAGACAACCATACAGATATAGAAAAACCTGATGCAGTTGCTATGGATAAAAACAATGAATCTAAAAAGAAAGCAAATACTTTGCTCATTGACTGGGGAAAAGTTAAAAACATATTAGGTGATTTAGAATCAAGCGTACACTCTTACAATCAACATAATTTTGGGTATCTCTTGTCTCCATTTAATGATTTAAGCAAATGTTTATTAAACGTATACGATAGTAAAAAGAAAAGCGAATATGGTTGGCATTATGATGCCTCAAGATCTGATATTTATGATGTCAAGCTGACGGTTCTAGTTAATCTATCTGATAAATATACAGGTGGAAAATTTTGTATGTTTAATGGTGAGGAACATGTTATAGAAGCATTTAAACCTGGCACATTATTATTGTTTAGATCTTATATTAACCACAAAGTAACTCCTGTGTTAAGTGGTGTAAGGAAAACACTAACTCTACTTGCTACAGGACCTAAATTAAGATGAGTTTTAAAAAGAATAAATATCAAGTTGTAAAAAACGTTGTCTCAAAAGAAATAGCAGAACTTGCTTTTAATTATTTAAAGATAAGAGAAGCTGCAGAAAAAAAATTGCATTATTATGGTATCACTACAAAATGGTTTGGTTTCTTTGATGATCCACAGGTTCCTAATTCTTATTCTATTTATGGAGATTATTTAATGGAAACATTATTAGTAAATACTTTATCTTTTATAGAAAAGAAAACTTCAACACAATTAGTTCCAACATACGCATATACAAGATTATATAAGAAAGGAAATGTTTTACATAGACATAAAGACAGGTTTAGCTGTGAGATATCTTCTACAATGAATCTTGGTGGTGATGATTGGCCTATTTATATCAGTCCAAAAGAAAACATAGGTTTGCCAGAAGTTGATGGAGGCAAGAAAGGTATTACTGCAGCTAGTCGTGCAAAAGGCACTAAAGTAAATTTAAAACCTGGAGACATGTTATTATATAGAGGAGTAGAATTAGAACATTGGAGAGAGCCTTTTAAAGGTAAGTTATGTGGTCAAGTCTTCTTTCATTACAACGATAAGAACGGACCTTTCAAAACTAAAAATATGTTTGATGGTAGATCTGTGTTGGGACTACCCGCAGCCTACAAAAATATAAAACTATGATAATTGATACAGATAAATATATACAAGTATATTCTAATTGTTTTGACAGTATTGTTTTAAAAGAAACAATCAAAGAATTACAGTCTTTAAAAACTTCTAAGACACAATCAGAATTAATTAGTGATGCACATTGGGAACCACATATTTGGTATAATCCCACAGAAAAAACATTTGAGGTTCGTAAAGATGGAAAAGAATTAGAGTCAACTAAAAAGGTAGTTAAACATCACGATGTGGTTATGAAAGTATTATTTAATTATATTCTTAAATATGTAAAAAATTTAAAACATAAATCTTTTTATGGGTGGACAGGCTATACTCCAATCTTATTTCATAGATATAAAAAAGGAACTACTATGGCTCCACATATAGATCACATTACAAGTATTTTTGAAGACAAAAAAGGTGTTCCAATTTTAAGTGTGGTAGGGCAACTAAATGACTCTTTCGAAGGAGGAGAATTTGTAGTATTAGATAAAACAATAAAGATGAAAGCAGGAGATTTATTAATCTTTCCTTCAAATTTTATATTTGAACATCAAGTAAAAAAAATAACTAAAGGGACTCGTTTAAGTTTTATAAGTTGGGTTTATTAAATGAAGATAGCAGTAATAGGAACAGGCACAGTTGGAGTAATGTCAGTTTTACATTTTTTAAGATATATAGAAAAGGCAGAAGTAACTTGTATATATAATCCTAAGAAAAAAATATTAGGCATTGGTGAAAGCAGTAATGTCAACTTACCCTCTTTGTTATGGGAAGCTGTTAACTATAATGTATTTATTGATTCTAAAGAATTAAGTTCAACTGTAAAGCTGGGTGTGCATTATAAAAATTGGAGGGAAAAAGATTTTATAAGTCCTATTCTGCCAACTCATTATGCGATGCATTTTGATAACTTTGCTTTGTCAGAAAAAATGTTTAGTAGAGCTAAAAAAATTTATGGAAAAAGATTTAAAATATTAAATAAAGATATTAAAGAATTAAAACAAAATGATAAAGAGGTTACTGTTTTATTTACAAAAGGTAAAAGCACTTATGACTATGTAATAGATTGTAGAGGTTATCCTGATGATTATTCTAACTACCACATGGTT